AAGTTTTACTTTTTAGATCTAGGAAATAATTATAAATAAACCTAGCTTAACCTAAGTGTTGCTCTAAAAGCTCTACTTGCTCAGCTGTAGGTAGTATCTTATATTTAAATCCTAAGTAATTCATGAGTGCAAATGTAAGAATAAATTTAAGATTAACAAATAATTTAACAAAAAGTTTAACCAAATCGATCCATCTTATTAGGTACGGTCGATTTAAATATAATTAAACCCAGGAGTACAATGAGACGAAAGATTTTATTCAGAGGTAGTAAGTACTTCGCAGAGATGATCGATAATACTAAGAAATCAGACGGAGGTAATATCACGATCAAAACACTAGAGGGTAGAGTCGAAGCTGAGGGACTTAAGTATTTTAATTGGTACTTTGATGGGAATCTTTCAGTAATAGAGTATAACGGTCTTCCTAAACTTTATAAAGAGGGAATACCACACCAAATGACTCTAGAACTCTGGGATAGTAAATTAGCTAAGGTAACTGACCCTAGAGAAGCTTTAGATGTATTCTTAGGTTATTCTCCAACACGTGAGCCAGAAGGATTAAATGCACGTTACGAGGATAGACAAAGACTCATCAGACAGCTTGACAAGGGTATGGACTTAGAAGATATTAAAGCTGACAATATAGAAAGGGAGAAAAAAGAGGAAGAAGCTAAGGCAATGGAGGAACAACAGCAACAAGGTCCGCCACCAGGAGAAGAGGGTTATCCGACAGAAGAAGAATATCAAGAAGAAGGAGGAGAACCAATGCCGCCACAGGGAGAGGGAGAGGAACAGCCGTCAGAAGGAGAAGAGACAAGACCACAATCATTATATTTGAAAAGGGTCGACAGCATAGGAGATGGCAGAGAACTTTTCGAGTATCCAGACGGGGCACAAATCATACTAGGGCCAGAGACATTTGTTCCAGTTGTAAATTATAATAACCAATCCTCAAATATAAAACCTAATCATAACAGCTTAATTAAAGAACTCAAAAAAATCTATAAGGATGCAGACTTCACTTTCACGAGCTTGTTTGACATTAATGCAATAGAGGTAAGAGGAGAGTCTGTAGCAGATTATCAAGAGGAAATTTTAGAAACAATAGAGGAACTAGATCCAGGTTTAGAACCATACGTATCGACGTTATTAACAGATACACTGGTTATTAGACTTACAAACGATGTTATAGAATTCTAAAGTTAAACAATAAAGTGACAGCAGGGGTTCGCCCCTCGTTGTCCAATATGTAAATGAATAGAGCTTATGGGAATATCAAACCACCCAGCAAGAAGTAAGAAGCCCGAAGACGAGCATTTAACAGATGAAGAACTAAGGGCTAAATATGGAGGATGGCTAAACGACCCTTTCTCTAACGATGATGTAACAGATGAGATGAAAGCATTAGCTAAGATACTCGGCTACAGAAAACTACCACCTAAGATCAGCACCTATTTAATGGATAATGACTACTTAGGGCTTAAAGAAACAGGGATGTCAGGTAAGGCTTTATACCCAGCGTGGATGCCAGTACTTGAAGATATATTCCCAACAAGATTACACATTGGACACCCTATAGTTACACTTTCATGTGCCTTAGGTTGCGGGAAGTCTACGGTTTCAACTATTATGATGTCGTATGTAGAGTGTAGAATAAACCACCTAGACAACCAAGATTTTATAAGGGGGATGACAGGTAAAGAGATGGTTATGGGGCTGGTTCACACAAAGATGGAGAAAACAATATCCGACTTTAAAGAACCACTAGCAACTATCAAAGAACAATCACCTTACTGGAAATCTGGAATGGTATCGCACAATATACTAGACTACAAGATTGGTGGGGAGAGGAATATTAAATCAATTCTAGGGGGTGACCTTATTTGTGCGGTACTTTCTGAGGTAAACTTCTGGGATAACTACGCTAGAGCTAAAGGTGCCATTGAATCACTAATAGGAAGGGTTACCGGGCGTTTTGGTCATGTTAGAAAATACTTCACTTTAATTGTACTCGACTCATCACCATCAGAATCAGGAGTATCAGTAGTTAACGACTTTCTATCCACAAACCCTGATATTTATAATGTAGAGATGAGTGAGTGGAAAGCTAAGGAACATTTACCAGGACGTTATTTTGTTGAGGGAGAGTTTTATGTTTACTGCGGAGACCAGATGAATGACCCTTTTGTGTTTCCAGATAGCTTTAAACCGGAGAACCTTGACCCTAAATTCGATAAAGATAAAGTCATAAGAGTACCTGAAGAGCTTAGAGTACCTTTCATGAATAACACCGCAAAAGCTTTAAGAGACCACGCAGGAGTTACACATGAACTAGGAGGAGGGTATTTCTTTAAGGACAAATCTAAGTTATCTACAGTATTCAACCTGCCTCACCTAAATAAAGACGTTATAGAAGTAGACTTTTACGATAATGAGGACAGGATATATTCACAACTTGACACCTCACTATCTAGAATACCAAAAAATAAAGTAGTATATGTAGGACTCGACTTAGCAACTTCAAACGACTTAGCGGGTATAGCGATTGGATATTTTGACGAGTATATTTATCCTTTCCCTAATAACCCTAAGATGAAAGAGCCTACATTTATAATCAATACAGTATGCGGGATAGGAAGAAAACCAGGACAGGAAACTTCACTCGCTAAAATAAAAGACCTGATAATGGAGCTTAATAAAAACTATGATATTGGAGGAGTAAGTTGTGACCAGTTTCAAAGTAAGCTATTAATGCAGGAGTTAGAACACTTAAAAATACCGACAAAATACATTTCACTAGATAGAACAGATGTAGGGTATAACAACTTAAAGAACATGATATATACAAGCAGAGTTAAGATACCTAGTTCGAAATGGCTTAAGAATGAATTAACTTACTTACAATACATAGACGGTAAGATAGATCACATTTCTAACGCTAATTCCGGAGGTTCAACTGTTGCAGGAGGAGGTAAATTTAGTAAAGACCTTGCTGATGCTGTTGCTTCCTGTTTGCTTAATATGTCAGAGGATCTTGAACACGCAGCATCACTCTCCCTAAAATCATCCATGGGCAGACAGATAGACATGCTTCAAGGGTTATATACAAAAGAGTCGGTTATGGATGATAAAGCTAGAGCAGCACAAATAAGTATAATGCAGAATATATTTTAGAGATATGATAGAAGTAACAATTAAAGCTAAGAGAGATAGTGGATTTAAACTACACTCTAGAAGCTTCACAAAGGTATTCTCTAATGATGATAATTCCGTACAATACACTTTTAGGATAGATGATAACAATAAAGAGGAGACAGTAAGAATGCTATCAGACTCACTAGGGTTAGACTTCCACCCAAAGAAAGAATGTATGGTGATATTACATGACGAGATTGCCGATTCACCCGATGACGTCAAAGATAGCTACAATAGGTTGATGTCAAAATTAGAGGAATATGGATACTAAGGAGTTTAAAAAATACACAGACGAAGAGATAACCGAGCTTTTAGATAGCGGAGAAGCAAAGGTTGAAGACAGGAGATTTTCCTCTAATGTAGACTCTGAGACTGAAATGAGAAAAATTCTTAAGAGTGAAGACTTTGGAGATAACGAAGCTGAGACAAGGGAATTTGCTAGTGTAAACCTTAACATGAAAGCTATTATCGGATATATGAGCATGGACATTAAGAATCAATTTAGGTTCCTCATGATGTCTGTTAGAAAGTATGTTCGAAGCTTAAAACCAGATACAGCACAGAATGAAATTAATACAGTTGTCACTTATGTTTCTTCAGAGTTAACAAGGATGATAATGCTCGCTAAGAGTCAGATGTCACATTCAGGAGGGAATTTAAATACTATTCTAGGACTTTCGAGAGCGGGTTCAGGAGAGATCACTAGAATAGGTATGCAACTTTCAAAATTAATCAATAAAGCTAATCACGGAGCTAACGGAGTTCTACCACGAAACCTCCATTCTCAGATCCAACAATACTACACTTTACTAGTTAATGCGATACTTGAGAAATTAGGGATAGATAAGTTACAAAGAGGAGGAGGACAACCTATAGTAAGTGAACAGTTTCAAGATAGAGTTATTCTACAGTCTTTGATAGATGAGGATTTACCAGAGGAGAATAATATAGTTGTGATTGATGAAAAGAAGAAGCCAGCAAAAGTAGTAGGAATAGATGAGACTACAGAGTTTTACATTAACGACCTCGATAGCGAAGATTTAGATGTAGTAGAGGAGTTTATTGAGAATTTAGATGTAGGAGCCTATTCAATGGATTATGATAATGGACTTCTTAAGGTATCATTCTTTGACGCTATTCCAGAGGATAAACTTTCACTATTTAAGAGATTTGTGGAAGAAGGATAATAAAAAGTAAATAACAAATCAGAAAAAAAAAATAACTTAAACAAATGAGTAAATATATGAAAAGATACTTCAGTGAGTTGAATGACGGTACAGTTATCATCCCAGCTGAAAATATCTCTGCAGATCAGTTAGAGGATATCATTGATGAGGCTGCAGACCAAGTAGAAGTAGAAACAGGATCAAGAGAGTTTGCTGCTTTATATAGAGATAACTTCGCAATGAGACTATTCTCTGAAATCGAAGAAAAAGCTAATGAAGGGGGAGAAGTTGATATCGATGCTGCTGCTGAAGATGCACTTGCTGATACTGCTGAACAAGTAAAAGCTGCTGAAGAAGAAGAAACAAAAGCTCAATCTCTATATTTAGCTGGAATTGAAGCAGGTAGAAGAATGTTTGCTGAGGAACTAGAAGATATTGAAGGAGATATCGAAGAAGAGCAAGAAGAAATCAAACAACAAGCTTACCTAGCAGGAATCAACGAAGGGTATAGAATGTTCTCTGAAGACCTAGATGATGTTCTTGAGGGAGATATCGATGTTGATGGAGAGGATGAAGTTGAAGCTGTAGTAGTTCAATCTAGACTTGCTAATACTTACTGGAATGTATGGACTAGAACTTTCTCTGATGCTAAAGCTGAAGGTGCTTCTGACCAAGAGGCTGCTGCTGAGGCTACTGAAGAGGCTTCTCTAGCTACTGACATTGCTGATGAAACAAGTGAAGAGGAAGAAGCTGAAACAAAAGTACAATCATTATTTAACGCTAACCCATACCTAGGGGCATTCGTAAGAGCGTTCTCTGAGGCTAAAGAAGAAGGTGCTAATGATGAGGAAGCTGCTGTTGAAGGTGCTAAGGCTGCTCTAGATGAAGCTGGTGTTCCTAATGCAGAAGTTGCTGATGAAGAAGTAGAGGCTGTTAAAGTTCAATCTTACATCAGAGCGTTTTCAGATGCAGGTCTTGAGTTTACAGGAGAAGATTTAGCTGACTTGGATCCAGAAATGGGTGCTCAAGCTTTGTTAGATTTCCACCAAGAGACTGAAGATAAAGGAGAGGAAATCGCAGCTAACGTAAACGAGTTGTTGGATGAAGAAGGGTTCACTATTAAGCCTAAATCTGACTTTTCTGGAGTAAACGATTTAATTTAATATAACGATAAAATAAGATTAGAATACAGACATGAGATTCGGAATTAATACAAATACAAATACATCTGCTAGCTACTTTTCTGAGGTGAAGAGTAACAGCGATATTATGAGAAAGTTAGCTAGCTCTTCTATGGGCTCTAACGACCTTACACAAAGATTGGAGGCTTACCAAAAAGCTTTCTCTAACTTAGATGCACATACAAGAACATTCTCTGGAACAACAGGTTTAAACCAACTTGGAGGACTTTCTGGACTAGAGTTTGTTGATGTAACTGTTGCAGCTATGGTTAAATCTATCGTTGGGTTCATCGCAGTAGAAAGAGGTATGGAACAGCCTAAACAAATGTTGGCATTCTTAGATCTAGTTACTGTTGGAGATGACGAAAAACCAATCCCTGCTGATATTAGCGTTACAGGTTCTTTGGCTGGACAAACTAGACAAGGTAACCCTGAAGTTGTAGCTAGAAACATTGGTAGAGATATGGAGTACGATACAGTTTCTGGTCACTGGAAATCTAACGTTAACTCTGCTCAACACGTAGCTACTTTCGATGGTGCTGCTACTGACGAGATTTCTTACATGGACGCTAAAGGTGCGTTTGTACCAGGAAGCTTGGCTATCAACATTACAGAGTACGACCCAGCTACTAAAGTTGTAAAAGATACTTTCGTAATTACTGATAACGGTCAAGGAGAATTGTTAGCTCCTGCAGGTAGAGTTAAAGAAGGTTCAGTTAACTATAGAAACGGTGCTATCAAAGTTAAGTTGGGTGCTGCTATGACTACTAACCACAAATACTCAATTGAAGTAGCATACGACACTCCAAGAAAACAAATCAACAGAGTAAAAGATCAATTAGGTTACTATGAACTTACTGCGTTCCCTCAATCAATCGTGGCTGAGAACAACTTGGTATCTAACATCGTAGCTCAAAGATCTATGGGTATCGACTTGAAAGATGTTCTTAAGAGAAGAGTAATGGAAACTTACTTGAGACTTATCAACCAAACAGCGGTATCTGCTCTTAACAACTACAAAGGAAACACTATCAGCGTAGACTTGTCAGGTCACTCTGTTAAGCTTAATGGTATGGATCAGTTTATCTACTTGTTCCAACACGGGCTTACTCAAGTTGACACTGAATTAGCTACAAGATCATTTAAATCAGTTAGATCTTCTGCTTACGTTGTAGGTATTAGAGTTGCTGAGATCTTCAAACAAGCTAAGATTACAGGTGCTTTCGTTGAGAATAAAGAATCTGCTTATGTTGAAGACTTGATTGGTTACTACAATGGTATTCCAGTTATTCAGTCTCTTCACGTTAAGCCATTCGAAGGATATGCTATTCACAAAACTGCTGATGGACTTATGGCTCCAATCGCTAGAGGTATCTTCTTACCAGTAAACGATTTGCCAGAAGTGGGTAACTTTAACAACCCTACTCAGTCTGCTTCAGGAATCTTCTCTTATGAAGGAGTTAAATTCTTGACTAGCGACTTAGTACAGAAATTCTCAGTTACAGTTCCAGCTGGATTCAACACTATCGCAACTACAGCTCAAAAGGCTCAGTTACAAGGTGGATCTGGAACTTGGCAAGAAGCTATCTACGGACAATAAGAATAAGTTTAGTAGAAATAGAAAGGGTAAGGATAGGGGTAAAACCTTGTCCCTACTCTAACAGAAAATGAATTTATAATTATGAGTGCAATCAGAACTTTCGCAAACCTAGTTTTTGGTTCTACTCCGAATATGACTTCTTGGGGCGCTAGACAGGGATCTCCTTATGCTCCAGTACAGTCAAATATCATCTCTCCAGGGAGCTTAAACTCTACTGTAGGGGGTGGGGTAGACGCTAACAAGATATACTCGATAGTTGGGACGTCACTCACACGATATTTAGAAAGGATAGATGAACTTACGTCTTACCTGGAGTTTCACATAACTAAAACCTCTATTGATGTAATTAAGGACGCATTGATGGAGCTTATTATAACGGATAACCCAAATATTATTTCACTACCAGATGACCCAGAAGCAGAAGCCGACATCAATAGAATTCTTAACGAGATGCAGCTTATAAAACATATTACATCGGACATCTCAGAGTTGATTTATTATGGAAGTTATAGTTATGCAATGGAGCTTACAGATGATAATAAGTCTTGTAAGTTAAGGTATTTAAAGAATCCAACAAAGGTAATATCAACATGGAAGGATAGTAAACTTGATTCATACTTCACCTACGATATGGCTGGAGAAATGCACGAGTTTAATAAAAATGAGATCTTTTCAATTTCCACTTACGATTACAAGTTAGACTTTGACGAGAATATTTCTTCAGATAGACTTAAACAGTTAAATGCAGAGATAGAAGGGGAAGAATCAAAAACTCGCCTCAATATAGCTAAGGAGAAGGAGAAAAAGAGAATAACCTCCTACGATAAACGATACCTTGCTGGGACACCTTTATTTGGATACATTACAGGAAAGATTAAGGAGTATATATTAAAAGACTACCTATTATCCATTCTATCTATCAAAGACCTTATTCAACCTATTATCTTACTTGTGGGACTAGAGAAGACAACGGCTTTAGAGGAGGGTGTAGACTTAACTCAAAAAGTAGAATCTCTCATAAACAAGAACTTAGACATGTCATTTATGGAGGCAAAGGGTTTATCAGTAAAGGAACTAGCCATGTCTCTAATTGATAATATACGAGTTCTCCCAGATTATGATAGTAAGCTTGCCGGAATGACTGACCTTAATTTAGACAAGATTTCCGAGAAGATAGATAGAATAAGAATGGACCAACAAACTATCAAAGAAGACTTAATTAATGCTATTGGATTACCACCAGACTTATTTGAAGGAAGGGCATCTAGATGGGAGTCAATTAAGATGTCACAGAGGTTTGAAAGTAAAGTAAGCTATTATGTAGATATGATAAATAAGAGTGTCGTTCTACTAGCTGAAAATTTGTATGATAGATTAAAGTTAAGTAAAAAGCTGGATATTGAAGGGAAAATCACATCTAACTTAATGGATACAGATTCACTAGAATATACTAAGAAAGTCGCTAGAATGGACACCTTAGCTGAATCAGTGAATAGAATAGCAGACTTAGCAAATATAGTTTCAGGATTAGAGCAGAACCAGTTAGTTGAAATCAAAGCTCTTAAGGAATACATTAAAGAAGGGGTTAAGAAGTTTAATGACCCAGCTATGGCTAAGATGATAAATCCAGATAAGAAACCAGTGATGGACGCATTCGGCAACCCGCTTCCTGACCCAGATGACCCAATGAGTGGTATGAATAATGGAATGATGGACGACGGAGGGTACAATCAACCTTATTAATAGATTATAGAAATGAAAAGAACAAACAAATTTAAATACAACAAAGAAAATACACTATCTAGACTCTTTGCTCAGAACAGAAGACGAAACCCTAGACATGACGAAGACGAAGAGGAGGATGACAGAAGAGAGTCTCATGGTGGAGCTGGAGCAGCCGCTATGGGACTAGGAGCTGTAGGTTTAGGACTAGCTGGACAAGGTTTATCAGCTTTAGGAACAGTTCAAGGAGTTCACGAGCAAGGTAAAGGTATTAAAGGGTGGTTTGACAGAAATAAGCGAAGAAAAGAAGACTACAAGAAGTTTGGAGGTGATGAGAAGTTGATGGAGAGAAAAAGAGACCAAGCTTATAGATTATCTAAAACCGCTAAGAACTCTGCCCAGGAAGCTGCTTTAAAACATAGAGAATCTGAAATATCTGACTCACTAGAATGGGCTAAGAAGAGAAACAATTATAAGAGAGATATGGCTAAGCAAACTTCTTGGGCAGGTAAAGGAGCTACTTGGGCTAAACACAATCCAATGAAAGCGGGACTAGCGGCAGCAGGAGTAGCAGCGGCAGCAGGTGGAGCTTATTACATGTGGAAGAAGAGACAAGAAGAGAAGAAAAGAAAGCAGAGAGAAAGAGAAGCTCAGACTAGACACCAAAGTAGACAATTTGCAGGAGCTATAGGTTCAACTTTAACTAGAGGTTTAGGCAAAGGTCTTAGAAAATTTCCCAAAAGAGTAGGATTAAAAAAATTTCCAAAAGTAGGTGGCCTAAATCATTCTCTTAAGCCTAAATCAGGTATGTGGGGTAGTGGAGCTATTAAACCTAAGACTCCATTTGCAGGAGCTAGGTCTACTTTAAAAAACTCTAGTATAGCAAGTATGCCTAAACCAGCACCTGTGAAAGTGGGGAATGCAAATAGGTCGGGTAATTCTTCTATAGCAAATACTTCTAGAAATTCTGCAAGATTAACTCAAAATAAAGTAAACAATGACCACAATGCTTTCAAACTTCACGATGATAGAATGAATGCTAGAAAGGCTAAGGAGAGGAAAGCTGAATTAACTAATAGAAGAGAAGCTAAGCAGAATGATCAAGCTAGAAGAGACTTAGCACAGAAGAAAGCTCACGAAAGACAAATAGGACACAAGGAACAGAAGGTAAGAGATTTAGCTAAACAAACTGAAAATCTTAAAACATCTGGATCTGGGGTATTTAGTCATGAGTATAAACAGTCTAGAAACGAACTTCGAAATGCTAACATAGACCTTCATAACACTAAATACAAAGATAATAAAGTTGGAGATTTAGTAGCGAGAGCAGGGGGTCTTAAGAAGTTTGATAAGAACGGAAACCTTAGATGGGGTAAAAAGAGATTAGCATTAGCAGGTCTTGGAGCGGCAGCAGCTTACAACATGATGAAGGATGACGATGATAAATAGACGAAGACGAAAATTAAATAATATAACAACACGACTTTTCGGGCTTATAGGTAATTATCAAGCAGGACAAACCGTTTCAACTACAGGGAAAGAAGCTTTAGGAAATAGACTACCATCAACACAGGAGTTATTAAAAGATTCTAAAGTTTACGTCCTTATTCGAAAAGATATAGATGGAAACTGGAAAACACCTAGAAGACTCAGAGGGGCATCTCCGAACGAGGTAATGAACGAAAGGAGAATGCTGGAGAATAAAGGAGAAAGAGTTCAGGTGAGAGGTCCTATGGATGAGGCTAAAGCTGAGACAATATACGATAGTTACAAGAGACAGTACGAAAACTCAAAGTGGAGGTAATTGATATGAATAAGAACGATAATAAGATAGAGTCTGACAAAGAGTTTAAAGTTATGCTACACTCTAAGATGAAAGAGATACATGGAGATAAATACAATCCAGAAGTAACCGAGAGAGTAGCTAACGGACTAATTGAAAGATATAACGGAAACTATCCAGCTATGGTAAAGGCAGCATTTAGTAATAGTGAGACAAGAAAACAATCTAAACTAACACTAAGAACTAAACTATTCGCTAACTCTCCTTCGCTAGGTAAATGGATGGCTGCTTCGATTGCTGTTGGAGTTGCTACCCCTATTCTTACCCAATTAGCACTTTACTCACTAGACTTCTATTTAAACAAGCATAAAACCCTAAAAGATCTTAAAGCACAAAATACAGAGGAGGTTGTTAAAGATTTCCTAAGGTCAAACAGAGGGGTTAGGGCTTCAGAGGATTCAATTAGAAATGCATCTGAGTCAATGAAGGATTTCTTACAATACCAAGCTAATCGTAATTATGGTCCGTACAAAGATCAAAGAGATATCCTAAATGAACAGATTGCAGGTAATACTCGATATAAGATGAATCAGAGAAACCTACGATAGGACTATGAGAATAAGGACAAAACTCTTCGCATCTCTACTAACTACTACAATAGGCGCAGGTATAGGAGGCTCAATAGGACGAATGGCTGGAGGTTTTTTAGCTAAGTCAGAAGAACAAATAAGAGCTGAACACCCTGAATGGACTAAGGAAGAAGTAAGGAATGAATATAGAAGACTGGTAGAGAAAGCTAAAAGACACTCAGCTGCTTATGGTTTTGCACTAGGTTCTCAAAATAATATACTAACATCAGCTGCACTTGGAGGGGCTACTGGAAGGTTTGTAATAGAGCCTGAAAGAAAATACATAGAAAGAGTAATAGCAGTAAATCCAACAATAACAAGGAGACAAGCTGAGTTAATGTATGAGAAAGAGAAAGATAGTAGAGAAGCCTTGGGTGCATTTATAGGTGGAGCAGGATCTCTTTTAGTTAAACATGCACAGAACGAATATAAGAAGAGTAAAAATAATAATAACCAAGAAGTAAAGAAAAAGAGAAGATGGTTGTTTTAAGAACTAAGTCATTCGCTTCTGTTTTGGGTACTGGACTTGGAGCTGGAGTAGGTAGATACTTGGGAGGTAAATTCTCAAAGGATATCGAAACTATTAGAGCTGAGAACCCAGATTGGACTGAGAAGGAAGTAAGGAATGAATATAAAAGATTAAGAAGTAGGGATAAATCTAAAGGCATGGCTTATGGAGCAGCTATAGGGTCAAAATCAAGAACTCTAGGAGGTGCTGCTTTAGGCGGTGTTCTAGGTAGATCCCTAATAAAGTCTAAAGATCAATATATAGAAAGTAAAATGGCATTAGATCCAAGCTTAAGTAGACGAGATGCTGAACTTATGTATGAGAGATATTTAGATAGAAAAGAAAAACAAGGAGCTACTATAGGGGCTGTTGCAGGTTTCCTAGGAGGTAGAGCTTATGATAAATTTAAAAAGAAGAAATAAACATGGGATTAGTATTTAGAACAAGACTTTTCGCAGATAGCTATACAAATGCAGATAGCTATACAAAAGATGAGAAGAGCCTTATCAGAAAAACTACATTAGGAGGAGCAATAGGTCATGGAGTAGTTGGAGCTGGGGTTGGTTATTTAGGGGGTAAGCTGGTTGGAAAATTAGCTACTCCAAATAAAGAAGCTTTCATAGAGAAATACCTTAAGTCTCACCCAGACGCTACTAAAATAGAGGCAGAAGCAGCTTACAAGTCTAGACGAGGTAAATTCAATAAATATGGAGCCTTAGCTGGTGGAGTCTTAGGAACTGTTGGTGGAGCTATTGGTGGAAATAGTATCGGAAAGGGGATAGTTGGTGTAAATAGATACGCTAAATAAACTATAGAAGACCTACTTAAAAAGAGTACAGAAGATCAAGACTACTATTACTCTAAGCCAATACTTCCTTTCCAATAAAAAAAAATAATAAATAACAAATTAAACAAAAGATACAGATATGTCATTAGTATTTAAAACTAGAGTGTTCGCTGAAGATAAGAAAAAATCAGGAATGTTCAAGAACTTAGGAAATAATATTAAATCAGGTGCTAAAAAAGTAGCTAACCTTCCATCTAAAGGGGCTCACAAATTATTCGACCTAGCTGAAGGTAAAAAAGCTGGTTCAGGTAAATTCGCGCTAGGAGCTGCTGGAGCTGTACTAGGAGGTGGAGCTGGAGCAGGTGTTGCTGGAATCACTCTTAGAGGTTTGAAAGGTAGACTTAGAGAAGCTAACCCTACTTGGTCTGATGAAAAAGTACAAGCTGAATACGACAAAATTAAGAAGAAAAGATTAGCTATCGGTGCTGCTTTAGGTGCAGTTGCTGGTGGTGGACTTGGAGCTTATAAAGGAGTTCAGTACGGAAAAAGAAACAAGTAATTAAAACAGTGAGGGCTTGAGATATAGCTCTCCTTAATGTAAATGAATCGTTAAGCATGAAAAGAGCAGGGTTAAGAAAGTTTACTGATAATATAGAGTTCAGCTTTCCACCAAAGAAGAATGTAGTTGAGGTAGTTAAAGATAAAGGATATAAAGAAAAACTACTAAGAAACTCAAAAATAGGATCTAACATTGGAATAGCTTTAGGTTCGCTTTCAGGAATAGGTTTAGGGTCTATTTTAGGAGGTAAGTTAGCTGGAAATAAAGAGAAGCAAGTTAGCAAGTACCTTAAAAACAATCCAGATAAGACCAAAGAGGTTGCAGAGCTTATATTCAACAAGAAGAAAGATAAGTATAAATCAATTGGTAGAGTTTCTGGAGCTATTTTAGGGAGCATTGGAGGGTACTTAGCTGGCGACTCAATTGGAAAGAGATTAACAAAAGAAAATAACTAAAATATAATGAAAAACGTAATACTTAAAACAAAATACTTCTCTGATAATATAGCTAAGAAAGTAGTAGGTAACACTGCAGGGGCTTTCGGAGGATTTACTGGAGCTACTTTGGGTGCAGGAGCCGGATATGTAGGAGGTAGACTTGCTGGTAAACTTGCTGTTGGGAATAAGGAAGACTTCATTCAAAAATACTTAGGTAAACATCCACAAGCTACTAGACAAGAGGCTGAAATGGCGTACAAACAAAAGAGAGGAACATTCAACAAAATAGGAACATTAGCAGGAACTGTTGGTGGAGCTATTGGTGGATTTAAAGCTCTAAAAGGAGGTGCTGGTAAGTTAATGGGTAGTAAAAAATAAGACCATGGATAAGATTATTGTGATTAAAAACCAAGATGACGCTAAGAATTACCTAATAAATAAAGTTAAACCCACAGACTTATCTAATAGAGTAGGTCAAGCTATAGGTTTGGGATTATTAGGTGGAACTTTAGGAGCAGGTCTTAGTAAAGTTAGGAAAGAACCGATTAATAAAGGACTACTAATAGGTGGAGCTTTAGGTACCTTAGGGGGATTCCTTGCCAAACCAAGCCTTACAGAGGGAGATAATGAAAGAGTAGCTAGGGGTGTATTATCTGGAATTAAAAAATACTATGTAATCGCTTCACTACCTTCAGGACAAGTTTTCTTAGAGGATTATTCAAATGTAAATGAAGCTAAAGGGATTGCAGATAAATTAAAACAGTCAGGACACAAAGCATTCGTAGTTACTCCAGAAGAATTTAACAAGGGAGTAGAAAATAGACAATTCGGATTTTTAGATAACTTTAGAGGGACTTCTTCAGGTAAGGATTTTCAAAGAGGTGTCATGGAGTACGGAAAAGCTAATAAGAAATTCATGGACTCTGTTGACCTTAAGAAATTACCAAAAGAATCTCAAGACGCAATTAAGAAGGACATACTAACAGCTGGACAAAAAGAGGTAATTAATGAGAAGAGAGCCTTAGGACAATCTATTGGTGCAATCGGAGGTATAGCTGCAGGTGGAGGCCTTGGTTATTTATTAGGAAAGAAGATAGCTGGACTTAAGAGTGAGGAGGCTTATATCAAAGAATATCTATCTAAACACCCGGGAGCTAAGGAGAAAGACGCAAAAGAAGCTTACAAACAGAGATTAGCTAAATTCATGAAAGTTGGAGCTAATGTAGGTATGGCTGCTGGTGGTGCTCTAGGAACTCAAATAGGAGATAAATACGGTAGAAAAGCTGGGATTAAAGATGCTAGACAAATATCCAATGAGTTAATGAAGCGAGGGAAATAAAACTATAAGTGGAGATTTGAAATATAGTCTCCCTAAGCGGATATGAATAAAAAAAAACAATGAGAATTATACCAGACTTTAATAAATACAGCTCAGAGTGGCAACGTAATAATCCAGCTAACCTCAATACTAATAATTCTAGGGACTTTAATAGATATTGGGAAGATAGGAAAGCTAGTCACAATAAATACTTGGATGAATTAGCTAACAAAAAGCGTAGCAGGTCAATATCTATAGGTAAAGGTATCGGAGTTCTAGGTGGTGGTTTAGTAGGAGGTTTGACGGGTAATTTAGTTGGAGGATATAGATTCAATAAGAAAAACCTTAAGGATCAATATATAGAAAAGTACTTGTATGAAAACCCATTAGCTGGAAAGTTAGAGGCTGAATCTGCATATAATAAATTAAGAAAGAAAGCTCTAATCAAATCATCATTATTGGGTGCTGGATTAGGAGCGGGAGTTGGTTTTATGGGCGGATCTAAAATAACTAGAAATAGATTCAATAAGAGGCTGCTTGACGCAAAAGAACTTGGAGAGGGTAAGATATTTGATAGGAAGCAAGAGATAAGAATTAATTTTGGTGATATTTTTGGCGATAATGGGTCTATAGATGTCCAAGATTATTACTCAGATGACGGGAGATTACATAAAAGAACTTCCGTAGAAAAATTAATTAGGGATAAGAATTCAGGAGATAAAATACTAACCAACACACTTAATGAGAGCGAAGGTGGAGCTAGAATTCGAAATAGATTAGTTATGAACAAGACTCCTAAAATTAATAAAGAGTATTTACTAAACGAACCTATTTTAAATGAGGGAAAGTCTCTAAGTGAGGGTATTGAAAGACTAAAGGCTAAGTTTAATAATTCAAATAAAAAATAATGATTGTAAGAAGTAAAGAAGATGCTGTTAAGTTATTACTAGATAGATTTACAGATAAAGATTCCGATTATCGATTTAATAATGCTGTGAATGGAGCTGCTATAGGCGGATTCCTAGGCGGCACTGGAGCTGCAATGATAAATAGAAACAAAAGAGAATCTGGTGCTCTAAAATATGCAGGACTTGGTCTTCTAATTGGAAGTTTAGGTGGATATTTGAAGAACCCTACAACTACACTCAAAGAAGACCAAAAAGTAGCTGCAGGAAGAATTAAATCTTTAGGTGGAGCGTATACAGTAACAGATAGTGCAACGGGTAAACCTGAAGTTGAGGAACATGATACTTTGGCGGAAGCTGAGGAGTTTGCTAAATATTTAAGAAGTCACGGAAGAAAAGCTTATGTAGTAACTCCGGATGATTATGAACTACCGCTACAACTATAAAACAATATAAACAAGAGAGGAGATTATTATATAACAGTCATTAATATTAAATTATACCAACAATTTATTAAAGTTTGGATAAAAAGATAGTCTATAAGGATTATCAAACGAGAGATGCCTCCGCTTAGAGTTGAAATACTTTAGGATGACTAGTACTATACTATTAGATTAACCTTTAATAGGAGTTAGTACCGAACATGCATCATGGACTACAATAAGATCTCCTCCTAAATTAAAATGAATAAAGTGAAAAGACCTACAACCATAAAGGAAGTATTTTTCATATCGACAGCGGATTTAGATAGACAAACTTTAATTCCTAGAGTGCCTAAAAACTTTCTGACAGAGCAGGGTTATGAAGATAATACAACTAAGAGAGTGTGCCTTTCGACTTCAATAATGGGATGCTTAGCTGCTATGAGTGCGAACATCTTAGGTAGAGTCTATAATGTATATAAGGTAACTGCTAACGTATATAAACCTACTACAGAAGAAGTTCCAGATTGCGAAATAACAGATGAGGTTTGGAGTTTAGAGCCAGTCAAGTTAGATTACCAATACTCTATCAAAGTAACAGGTTATTACGATAAAGAATATAAGTACAGAACCAAGGACTTCGAGGCTACTATGTATAAGTGGAAGTATGAGAGGGTTAATAAAAAGGGAATACTTATAGGAACAAACAAAAACAAGAAATAAAGAAATGGGAGAAGTACTACTATTATCGGAACTTAAGAGAAAAATAGACTTGAGGTCATCTCTTCTAATGCTACCTTCTGTGGATGAGTTATTGTCTATAGTAGGAACTCAGAATCCAGACGAACAGAGAGTGGAGCTGTATTCAGTGGCTTTAGAGAAGTGGCATTATCAAGTACCTCTCATCAGAATAAATAAAGTAAAAATTAATAACGACCCACATAAATTTATAAACACTTTTAATACATATGCTAGGAATCCGAATACTATGTGCATTTCAGAGGTTGAACTTATACCGACTAGAGTATGGTCACTTAATGGTATTTTAGGCTCATCTCGTAATTGGATATATCAGGATGGTTTCTTATCAGGAGTTTCAGAGGGAGAATATCTAATTAACGCTACCTATATGAGACCTATGTATGTTAACTATTTACAACCAACTGGGGAATTAGATCCTAAGAGTTGTATTGGTTTTATTGAAGAAAGACATGTAAGTAAGTTTGTAGACGCTTGCCTTATGGAGACTTTACAATTTATATCTCAACTAAGGAAGAATTTTGAATACCCAGACGTACCTGTTCAGATGTTTAATGGTATAGATGAGGCTAGTTCAATGATACAGACGAGTTTAGATCAGTTTTATATGGGATTAACACACGGGAAGATTTATGTGTAACTAAAGATAAACAATTAAGATGAAAATAGAAGTAAGATTGTTTCCTCTAGATACTCCTGCCGCTGATGGTTCTATTATACCTAAGCAGAGTTTTCTAGAGTATCAAAATACGCCAAGATATAAAGAGAGAAAACAGAATAGAAACTTTTATGGAGGGAGTACACACTTAAATAGAAACCAATCCAGAAAAGAATCTACAGGAGGAGTTGTTGGAGAAGGAGATGAACTATTATACTCTGGAAACATCACTCACATTATAGATGATTACTTTATTAGAAGACACTCAGATGGGATCGAATATGTCCACGCTACAGCAGAAGTAATGGATGACCCGGAAGAGTATGAAGGAAAGA